TAGACTTTTTATCTTTTAGTGCTTTTTTGAATGTCTCTTTTTTATTACCGTCTTTGTCAACATCTAAGAAGTCAGGCTTTTTGCCTTTCTTGCTTTCGGTAGTAGACTTTTTATCTTTTAGTGCTTTTTTGAATGGCTCTTTTTTATTGCCGTCTTTGTCAACATCTAAGAAGTCAGGCTTTTTGCCTTTCTTGCTTTCTTCTGACATTAATGATCTAAGCGTAGAATATAAATCTGTTTTAATGCTTTCGTACTGATCATCTTCAACTGCCATTGGGCTATCACCGCGTGCCGATGGAGCAAAGGATTTTTTAGGCTTGTTGATACCGCCAGCTAATGTGTTGTTCATAAACTCGCTGTCTTGGTAGTTTTCGTCTGGAGCGTTGTCATAGCCGTCTTCAGCAAATGAAGCTTCCATATCGTCAGCTAATGCAGGTAATGATTTTTTCATTGGTAGTTCAATTTTCTGACCAATGTCGCCCGGCGCACCGCCGTCACAATCGTCATCACACGGACTGTCGTCCATTGGTGGCATACTACCAATAGTATTAGCTACTGTATCAGCATTTTCCATGCCAGCGTTTTTAAACATTTGCATTAGCTGTTGTACTTCTGCTGCACTATCACCCGAAAGTGAAATATTAGCTGATGCTGCTTCGTTAATTAATTCGCGCGGTACATCGCGGCCCGAGTCAGCTGCTTTGACGCGCTGAATTAGGTCTCTAAATTCGTCTTTCGAGTGGTTCATGTTATGCTCCTATAACCGATTTTGTATTACCGTCAGGCGATATGTCTGTGCTTTCGCCTGTAGGTGTGCCTGCTGTAGGCTCTTGATTTCGTTCTTTACGTGCTGCTTCTAATTCGCGTAGTAAATCCATAACGCGCGGTGCGCCTACAGTTTCCTGTGCTTTTGGATCTGCTTGTTCCATTTCTAACTTAGTTAGCTTTGTCTCATACGGCTTAGTAGCTTCTTCGTCTTTAGCTAGTTCTTCAAACGGCTCTGATGCTGATGTTACAACAAGATGCGTTTTACTAACACCGCAACAATCTGAAATATATGATTGCAGTATTGGTGCTGTGATCGGGTAACGTACCTCTGCATCGAACGTATAAACTTCAACGTTTTGTACTCTCGGAAAGTGATACGGTGTTTGTTGGATTGGTGTTTTAGTGCCACTTGAAATACTAACAAGATCATATTTCTTTAAAATCATTTCTAGCGTGTCGTCAAACTTCTCTGGAAGTTCTCCTGCTACGCGGATTTTAAATTCATATGTCTTTTCGCTTTCAGTTAAATGTTCGATAAAGCTTTTCATACTGTTCCCCTGTACTTTATTTATCAAGGTCGCCCTTCAATTGTTTAAGCAATTCATTTCGATCTAGGATGATAGCGCCGTCTTGGACATTGTTGTCTCCTTTGCCCGACTTGCGTAAAGCATCTTGGTCATTGCGTTCTTTTTTAAGTTGTAATTCAACCATTTTTAATTTCTTGTCTATCTTTGCTACTTTTGCATTAAGGCTAGTATCTAACATACGCCCTGCTACTTCAAATACGCGGCTGCTGAACTTCGCTTCAACGTTCATACCCAAGTCCATTAGTGCTTCGTATGAATCCATTGCACGTCTAGAAATATCATTAAGTTCGTCGTCAGCTTTTCTATCCAATCCTGATACATGCGGTAGTGCGCTTGCAATCTTATCAAACTCGGCCATGCTGCGAAGTGACTGCTCTTGGCGTTCTCTTTCTTCGCGGCGAACTTTGGTTTCTTCTTTTCTTTGATCTTCTTTCTGCTCTGCAAGGTCTTGCTTGTTATCAGGCAGGTTGAGTAGATCTTCAAGTTTTCGGGTCATTTGTTCTCTCTTGCTTCGTCATTACATTTCTCGCATCGGCAACATTTACATATTTTAACCACGACGGAATGCTTGTTAGTTTCCGTTATAGGTCCCTCACAGTGTGATTCTTTCCCGCAGTTTTGGCAATATGTGCTCATATTATTATTTATCTCTTTTTGCCTTGATGGTATATGTCATCTTCAGTTATTACTTTAAATCCTATATTACGCTGCTTACACCATGAGCGAGCAGCTTGCCACTTTGCTTGATTAACAGCAAAATGTAGTTGATTAACTTTATTTTTGCCTAGACTTTCTAGTTTTGCTTGATTGTTTGGTTTTACTTCTATAAGGTCAACAGCTTGTTTGCCAGTTTTTGATATACTTACTACAAAGAAGTCTGGTACGTATATTGTTTGCTTTCCAGTAAGGGGATTGCGATAAGGTATTTTAATTGATTCGCTTGCCCACTTAAGAATATTTGAATTTTCGTCGCAGAATGACATAAATGTCGCTTCCCAACTTGAACGATATGTAGGTAACTTATTCCCCATATATTTTTCTGGGTTTTTAGGAATAAATTTTCCACGTGCGTACTTACCCATTATGGAAGAATGTTTCTTGACTCAGTTAATCCAACTGGCGCATCAACGCGGAATCCTAGTGTGCTAGAACGAGGACGGTTGTAATTAAGAACTTCTGTTACAATTGAACTTAGCTTTAGTTTATCCAGTCCTTTAAGCGTGTCTAATAATTTAAACACTTTAACGTTGTCTAACCTAGCTTGAAGTAATAGCACACCTGATACTGCGCCTGCTGCTCTTTCATCAAAGCCTCTGCTAGTAAAAAATGCTGTTACAGCATCTACTTCAGACGCTGGGTAAGAAACACCTTCAGTAAAGTAAGTGCTGTAAAAGTTTTTTACTTCTGTTGCGCTGTCTGTTGTAGTGTTAGGTAGATTTGAAGCCATATAAAACCTTAGTTGTTAGTTGAATTATTTTGCTGTGCTTGTGCTAGTTTTCCTGCAAAGGCTGCGGTACCTTTTGCTGCGCCGCCGCCCCTTGTTGCAATGTCACTAAGCGATCCGCCTCTTCCGGAATTTTTTGGAAAGGCAATATTACCTATACCGCTACCGCTTGGTAATATTACATTGCCTATCATGCCTGCGACGGCAAAGCCTTCTGAACGCAATCCTTCTTTTGTAAGATTTTTAGCATTTTTAATTAAGTTTGCGCCGTTTAAAATAGTACTTAGGCCAAATGGCTGGCTTAAGATATCACCAATGCCATCTGCTATGCCGCCTGGGCCTAGCAATGTTTCTGTTCCGCCACCTGCTATACTAAGCGGGGAAGGTGTTTGATCATAGTAACGATTGCCAAATCCTCTTGGAGAGCCGTCTGGTCCTGCTACTACTTTACCGCGCGAGTATGCAACTGATTCGTACATTACTTGCATTGTATTTGATGCTGTTTGTCCGTCATCGTCTGCCAATCTATCATGTCCCCACGATGTGATTAACGGATTGACTAATGTATATCCTGTGTACTCTTGTCGTGCAAGGTGGTATATTGTAATCTGTTTAAAGAAAGGTGTCTGGCTGTCGTTGTCTAAACCGTAACGATATTCGTGTGCTGCTCCGCCTTTATACGTAGCCCTAGCATCAAATGGTCCAGGGTTAGTAAAATGAGACCCGTCTTTGTAATAGTAGCGATAATACGCTTCAAGTAATAACGTTGTTGCACCTAAGTTATCATCGTGCATAGTAATTGTTACAGGACTATACGATATATTTGTTTGGAAGTTTTTCTTACGATTATACTGATTACGTGTTTCAACTGCGGCCGTCATTTGCGGAAGGTCAGCTGATTTAACCAGCATGTTAATTTCTTCTTTGTACTTGTTATTTAAAATAGGTAACAGTTGTAAAGCTTCTGCTGATAATTCAAACACAACATGATAGAGGTGCTTGTGCTTTGGCGCCAGTGCCATTGTGTTGTTTGAAAATAGATAAGATGCGTGACGGAAGTCTCCCATGTCTCCTTTTGGATTAAGGGTAGCCGTAAGTAAGTTATCTAAAAAACCATTTAATAAGTTTGCCATATAGTTATTTAGTCAAGAAAATAGGGGCATAAAGCCCCTATTATTAAAAGTTAGCGTGTATCTTAGATACCGCCGCCTGTTATTAGCGTATTTACTGTACGTCCAACGTTTGAACCAATACCAGTACCTTGCGGTGTTTGGATTGCGTTGTCAAAGCGTATAGACATTGTAATTGTAGCTGGCTCATTAGAATTATATGCTAATGTATTCCAGTTAGTACTCTGTACGTAACAACCGTACATTTCAAACGTTTCAAGAACGGTCGGAGTATAAGCTCCGTTACCACCGTCTAACATTTCAATTCGCATTGTAAATTTGTAATCGATACCCGATGCTGCCGAAGCTTGCTCGAAGAAATCGAATTGTTTCTGGTTTTGCTCACCGACTAGCTTCTGTACATTTCCGCCTACATCATCATGTAAGTTAAGTGTAATTGGCTCCCAAGTATGCTTACCTGCTAGATAAGATCTTGAGTTGTATTTGTCGATTACTATTTCTTCAAATGTCAAGCTAGGACGGGTTACGTCCATAACTTGCTTTGTTAGTTCAGTACGCGGTGTTGATACACCAAAATTCTCTAAGCTCACTCTAAAGCGATACTGTAGTTTTGGCATTAGTTGTCCCTGCGATACAGCTGACTGATCGCTTGCTAAGGGAACACTAATTTTTGCTAATGTTGAGATTGACATCTATTTAACTCCTATTACTCTTATTTATATTAACCCAAGCCCGATATTTCACCGGTGTTCTTTAGACGCAATGGAATAAAGATAAACTCAACGGCTTTAACTGGTTCAATAGCAATGTCTAAGTATAGCTCACTTCTATCAATTCTTGCTGGGGTATTATTGGATTCATCACATACAACTAAGAAGTCATAAAGAGCACGTTGTCCAACTAATTCAAGTAGCAAACTTTCTGCTGCCTGCTTAATCTCATCACGTGTAATCTTGTCGTTTGGTTCAAACAAGTACGGCTTAGCAAGTACGTCAAGCCGGCTGCGTAAGTAAACTACAAGTCTCGCAACATTAATTCTGTCTAATGATGAAGCGTTGCGTGCGCGTGTCTTCTGTCCAAATGCTACTAAGCCCGCGCCCGTAATGAACGTAATTGGGTTAATTGCATTTTCGTAAAGCGTGTCACGCTGTCCTTCGTTTAATGCGATCGAAACAAATTCGCCTTCTGCATCAACATAGCCTGTTGCCGAAGCATTAGTAATGCCGCCTCGTCGTGTGCCTGCTGGAGCAAACCATGGATAAGCCACTTGGTCATTCAGTGCGATTGTTCGCAGCATCATGTGGCTTGGTGGTACAACTACGTTGTTACCTGAGTTATCACTTGTAAACCCCCATGGATAATAAACACCAAGGTACTCGTCTCTGCTAACTAAGCCGTCGTCGTTGTCTTCAACTGCTAGGTTAACGTTAGTACCCCATTCGTTTAGTGATGTCGCATCTGGTGTAAGTCTTGCTGGTGAATCTCCAACAATGAACGCAGTTAATCCGCGATCAAAGTTTAAGCTAATTAATTCACCAATAAGCTCTGGGTAGCCTGGGCAAGCTAGCAAGTTAAATATGCGCGACTCGTTGTCACGTATAGCATCGTTGCTGTTAACTAATGCCTGAAGCTGCTGTATAATTACTTTACGCTGTGCTTTGCGTCCGAATGTTCCGCTACCGTTAGTTTGGTTAGCTGATTCAGTAACCCAACGATTTGCATAATACCCGCTCATTGACTCGTCAGCAAGGCGACCGTTAAGAGCAGTTGTATCAATGTAGTTCTGCTCAAAGCGTCTTACATTAAATCCCGAACGACGTAAGTTCCATAGCAACATACCTTTTGGATATAGTGCTGGATCTGGTGCGTCTGGGTCTAAGTAATCACTTGATAACAAGTCAACTATTGTACCTTCTGTACCGCTGTTAGCGCCGCTAGTGTTATAACGTGCATCAGCAAATAACATACCGTCTTCAGTAGTTTGGTCGCCTGTATCAATTAAATCAAATACACTTGTGTTAGTGTTGTATTTGTAAACAGTTGGATAATTTTCAATATCCGATGTATCAATCCAAATGTCGCCTGCTACAAGAGGGTCACCATTGCGCTGTAATGTTGGCTCTGTTGCTGTTACAATCGGACCTTGTGC